AATCGGGTGTTACATGGCAAGTTCATCTGTACTTCGGATCGGTGGATATTGCCACCGAAGGTGATATGCGTGATCTTTATTCTTATGAAATCGAAATCAATGGTGAAGAATTTTCGTTCACCACTGGGGGCGCTGCAACCCGAACAGAACTATATGAAGGTTGGGCCGCTGATATTGGAGCAAATGTGCTGGGCGTAATACCACTTATCGTCGGTGGTGTGGACCCGATCTTTGTTCTGATCAACGATGAAGCTTCAGCAAGGTTGGATGTAAGTTTCCCAAATTCAGAAACTGAGCTGGCTTTTGAACATGGATATCTTGAAACTCCATCTGAAGCCTTTGATGCTTGCCGCCTTGCTTCTGGTGGCTGGTATCCATTCGGGATGGTTGATCGATCCAAACAGATTCAGGCCCTGTGTGCTGATAAGGCTGAAACCCAAATCACCGTTTTTGGATATGCCAGTTCTGATCGGGATCAGACTGAAGAAGATGATGGTGGCGATTCCATCGGCGCATATTGTTCAACCAAAAACTTCACCAGAACCTGGGGCATCTTTCATCCACAGGCCACTGGGTATTATAATGAAGCTGATGCCACCGATGCCAGAAATGAAGAATGGATTGATTTTGGCTGGTTCGGTGCAAGGTTGACAGTTAATCTTGATACAGAAACAGCCACCTGGAAATTTGCAAACATGGCCGGCTTCACTCCCACTTCCTTGAGTTCAACCCAGAAAACCAGGCTGTTCGGAAATCCGATTTCTGGGGGTGCCCTGGGTGGATTGAGGATGAACATGTGTGATTCCATTGGTGGCCGATCCATCATCAGGGAAGGCTGTGTTCATTCGGGTGAATGGGTTGATACCATGATCGGGCGGGATTGGCTTGTGGCAAGAATGCAGGAAGATGTGTTTGCCGCCCTTGCCGCTTCCAAAAAAGTTCCGTACACAGATGATGGAATTGCAATTATTGTGAATCAAATTCACGCAAGATTAAAGCTTGCCCAGGGAACAGGGTTTCTTGCTTTTGATGAAGCCCTGGGGCCACAGGGATATCTTTTAACATACCCCTTGAGGGGTGATGTTGCCGCCGCTGATCGGCAATCAAGGCTTCTGAACAACATTGTATGGCAAGCATCCTTGGCTGGTGCAATCCATCTGGTGGGCATAATCGGCACTGTGAGTGCTTAAACCATCTTCAGGTTTCACTGATGATGATGAAAGGATGAATTGATGGCTGCAACCAAAACCTGGGATTTGAAAGAACAAAAAACCATCATTGGGCCTTATGCCCTAAAGGGTGAAGCTGAAGATGGTGATGTGGTTATTGTGGCAAGGGATGAACAAACCTTCACAAAAGGCGTGGGCGCTACTGGTGAAGTTGTTCGATCTAAAACAAACAACAGGGCTGGAACAATCACCATTAGGTTGATGCAAACTTCAGAAATGAATGCTTCAATGTCAATCATCATGGCTTCAGATGAACTGGCAAATTCGGGAATCGTGCCGTTCACATCGATTGATAATGCTGGCTATGATGTTCACATTGCACCTGAAATCTGGCTTCAAAAACCGCCTGATGGGGTTTATGGAAAAGCTGCTGGAACCAGGGAATGGATATTTGATGCCGCCGATCTTGACATGTTCTTTGGTGGGAACTAAACCATCAATTTAATAATCTGAACTTGCTTCAGCACCCCTGAAGCAGACACTTCAGCAAGGAAGGATTATGTAATGCTGAAATCTGATACTCGAACCATTGATGGGTTCGACTATGAAGTCACAATGTACCCAGCTTCAATGGGGCTGGATATCCTAGCAGATGTAACTTCCCTAGCCGCTGAACCCCTGGGAAGAACTGAAGATGGAATGGGTGAAGCGGCAAAAGCCCTGGTTAGTCAGTTGAGTGGTTCAAAGCTTTCCACACTTGCCCAGAAGATTATCGGCCAAAATGTAAAGATTGATGGAAAGCCCATGGCTGGTGAGAACGTTTTTGATCTTCATTTTGCTGGACGCTATAAAGCCATGGCTGAAGTGATGGGCTTTGTTCTGGAAGTCAACTATTCGGATTTTTGGAACGACTTGAAGCAGATGATAACTTCTTTGATGGCCGATCTGAAAGTGGTTCCCATTGGCGAACAGCCTTCAGAAGATTCGGTTCAGCAAAAAGAAACAAATCAGGACTAAATCCACCAGATCATCTTGCATCAAAGTGGATTCTGTGGAGAGTCGTTTTAAGTGGGAAGGCCACCCTTGAAGAAGTTTCAAACCGATGGTCACTGATCCAGGTGCTGGATGCAAATGATGCCCTGGATTTCAGTGATTATTATCAAGAATCATTGAGGGATCAGGAATGAGCATTGTTAGAAGACTGACCACCCTTTGGAAGTTCAAGGTTGAAAGAGGCAAGGTTGATGCCTTTGTCAAATCTGTTGATACAGCCAAATCCCATGTAAATAACACAAGCAAAGCGGTGGGCAAACTTGGAAAGCAAGTTCGTTCACTTGGTGCCATCGCACTGAAGGTGGGTGGGGCCTTAACCGCTGGGCTTGTGATCCCTGCCTTAAAGATTGAAGATTCCTTAAAAAACACAATGACAATGACATCAGCCACTGGAAAAGAATTCCAGAAGCTTGAATCTGGCATGTTGAAGTTGAGCAAAAAATTATCTGTGAAGATGGGCATGTCCGCCACCCAGATCAATGAAGGGTTTTATGCCGTTCTTTCCACAGGTGCAAAAGCCCTTTCAGATGATTTTTTGAACTTGTCTGATGTTGGTTTGAAGTTTGCAAAGGTGGGTAATCTTGCTCCTGTTGAAGCGATTGAAAAGCTTGCTGATACAGTGAATGCCTTTGGCCTTTCGATGAAGGCTGTGGGGCCTGTGGCTGATCGGCTGTTCAAAACAACTTCACTGGCATCAACGAATATTCCACAATTGACTGAAGCCCTTAAGGAAGCAGCACCAGCCGCTGGGGCTTTTGGAATTTCCATGGAAACAACCCTGGCAGTTTTGGGGCTGTTTGCCCAAAGTGGAATCAAGAGTGCCCAGGCTGGAACAACTTTCAGAATGGTTCTGGGCAAGCTTTCAGCACCAACTGGTGAAGCGGCAAAATGGATTGAGAAACTTGAAGTTGATCTATTTGATGCACAGGGTGCAATGCGCCCACTGATCGATGTGTTTGAAGATTACGTTAAGGCCCTGGAACCCATGACTGATAAAACAAAAGCCTATGCACTGAAGGCCATCATGGGTGAAGAAGCTAGTGCAAAGTTTGCTGGCTTGCTTTCCAAAAACATGCCCATGTTAAGGGATTGGATTAAACAGATTGGAAATGCTGATGATGCCCTGGAGCGTGCCCTCATTATTAAAATGAGTTCAGCCCTCCAGCAATTAAGGCAACTGGGTTTTCTTTTGTTGAACACAGCCGCTGACATTGGGGAAAAGCTGATTCCCAAAATTAAAGAAACAGGGAAAGCAATTCACGAATGGGCTGTTAAAAATCAAGCTGATATCGTTGCAACTGGTGGGAAGTTTGTTGATACTGTTTCGAGAATGATCGATTTAATGGGGAAGCATAAAGATACACTGATCACTACTGGAAAAGTAATGGCAACCATCTGGGCAGTTACAAAGGTTGTGGCTTTTGGCATAGCGGTGAAGGGCGTGATTGTTGCCCTTGCTCCGATAATTTCAGGTTTAGTGTTGAAAGCCCTTACGATGATTGGTGCCCAGTTTGTTGTTATGTCAATAGCTTCAGGCTCCCTTGCCCTGGGGCTTTTGGCTGTGGCGGGGCCTTTGGCTGTGATTGCCGCGGGGGCTTATGCTGTGGTTCGAGCTTTCAAGGAAATGTTTTTTGCAATGAAAGCTGTGAAGAATTTGGAAAAATCCGGGAAAGCCGCCGATCGTGGTGTGAATAAAATGCTGGCAACACAAAGAACCCGTAGGATTAAAAGGGAAGTAGGCAAAGGGAACACGGCTTTCACAGATGCAATGGGGCCTGGATGGAAGCGTGATTTCAAAAATGAAACGGGGCTTTCAGTTGATGAATTCATGGAGAGTGAACGAACAAAGAAGGTTGCAAAAGAAGCGCTGGATAAACTTGGTGAAGGAAAAAATAAGCCAAAGATTGATTTGGGAAATGCTGAAGTAACTGGTGGAAATAAACTGAAAAACAAAATTGAAAGTGAACTTGAAAAGATTTTTGCACCAGGGTTCAGTAAATCTTTGAAGCTAAAGTTCCAGCACTTTCTATCAGGAAGATCGGCTGGTGGTGGAAATGCTGCCGGCATTTATGGAAATTTTTTGGGCCGGTCCATTTCAGCACAATCAACAATGAATCAGGGAAGAACAAACATCCCAGGTTCTGGTTCGGGTACGACAATCGGATCGATTCAAAAAACAAATCACTTCAACATTAAAGGCAATGATCCTCAGGCCATTGTGAATGAAATTGAATCCAGGGATCGATCAAGAGCAAATGATTTTGGGATTGGAGCCACCCCTGGTGGTATCACAATTCCTTTTGAATAGAAGGGGGCTGATGTGTCCATAGCACTGTTAATGAATGTTCCCGTCAATGTGAAATTTGTTGATTCAGGAACTGATCTTTCAGTTGATCCACTGGATGCTCTTCTGGGTGATTTTTATTCAGATTGGACTGGTGGCCCAGAAGGGCTTATTCTTCAACTTGATGCTTCACTGAAGGAAGATCACAACCTTTCATCTGATGTTTCACAGAATCCAATTGAAGATGGTTCACTGGTTTCTGACAATGTAACCATCAAACCACAACGCTTGACAATTGAAGGCACTGTAACCGATACACCAGTTCAATATCTTTCGGCTGTATCGTCAGGGCTGGGTGGAATCGGTTCAATTTCAAATGCCACTGGTGTGATGCCCACCCACATCAATGCCTGGTTTGCCCTGAAGGAAGCATGGAAGAACAAGGTTCCGTTCGATGTTGCCACAGGGCTTGACCTATACAGGAATATGGTGATTGCTGATTTATCGGTTCCCAGGGAAGCCACCATTGGAAGGCAATTGTTATTTACAGCACAGCTTGCCCAGGCAAAGGTTGTAACGAAGGAAGCAACAAAGCCTGGGAATGATCTGATCACCACAGAAGAAGATGTGGGATATCTCACTTCCCAGATTCCTGATGCTGTAACGATTGCCGCCGCCGCTGTATTCCTGGGGTTGATTGTTTATGCTTATGCCAAATAACAAAAGGATGGGCTGATGGCTGATGAAGAAGTGGTTGAAGTGCCTGTTGATTATAAACTCCCAGCACAAACAATGTGGCTGAACATCGATCTGAAAAAGTTTTTCCTTCGGTTGTATTGGAACACCAGAAACGAACGGTGGTATCTTTCAGTGCTGAAATCCTCTAGTGATCCGGTGAAGATGGGGGCACCCTTGCTTCCTGGATGGGTTCCATTCAGGCAGTTTGCCAGTGATCCTGATCTTCCTTCTGGTGACTTCGTGGTGGTAGATTCTTCAACACTAAACATCCCCCCAGGCAGATATGACCTGGGGCCTGGAAGAAGGGTTTCGTTGGTTTACCATGGGCCGATTATTTCTTAGAAAAGCACATATTGAAATAGGTCAAGAAGTGGGTACACAGGTGGGCACCAGTGAAACGGTGATTCAGCCTGATACATTAAGGGTAGCCTTCAGTGTTGATAAAACAGCCACCAGCACACCCAATTCAGTGAAGTGCCGAATCTTTAATCTAAGTAGAAAATCAAGGGCAAAGATTGAAGCACCAGGAAACATCATCACCATTCGGGCTGGGTATCATGATGATCTTTATGGAACAACAGAGTCTGATACCGTGGGTGATTCAACAAACCCACCGCAACCTGAACTTCTTCCCATTGTAACCAGGGCAGATATAAGAACAGTGAGTCATGGAAGATCAGGTGCTGATTTTGTAACTATGATTGAAGCCAGTGAAGGTGGCGTGGGATATCGCAATTCTTTTGTTTCTGAAAAGATGGAACCAGGTGTTACGATTATCCAGGTTTTCAAAAAGCTGGCTGAATCTTTTGAAAATTCACAAGTTAACATACCGTTAAAACCAACCAATCGAGGTTTCGGAATTCATCCATTGTTCGATCAGGTAGTGGCTGGATCAACGTCTGAAGCAAAGGCTGAACATCTTGCAAAGGCAACGGCTGTTTATTCTTCCTTTTTTGTCCAGGGATTAACACTTCATGGCTTCACCAGGGATATCCTTGATAAGCTGTGTGCAAGGCATGATCTGGGCTGGTGGCTGGATTCAAATATCCTTACCATTGTTTCATTGCTGGGAATATTGCCCGGTTCGCTAATCAAAGATTGGGGGCCACACAATGGGCTTCTGGGTGTGCCTGAAAGGCTGGAAAATGGTGCCGTTAAATTCATAACGAATATGGAACCAGGGCTGGAACTGTGGACGGCGCAATCACTGAAGATGAATATTGAAACGCAGTTCAATGGAAGCTATAAGCTGGGCAGAATAAACCACAGTGGCGATACTGATTCCCAGGGAGCATGGCAATCAACGGTGGAAGGAATTCAAATTGGGTGATGATGTTCGGCAGCATGGGGATGATATCTTCATCAAATACATCAGGGATGTAATGTTCGGCACCAGAACGTGCACCCCAGCCATTGTGAAAGCTGTGGAAACTGATGGTGAAGGGCTTCCCATTTATGTAACTGTTCAGCCGCTTCTTCAGGAAGCTTTGAATCTTAAAGGGGCAAAGCCCAAAGATTTGCCTGAAATTGATCGGGTTCCTGTTTGGATGCCCAGAACCAGGAAGGCTGTTCTGAACATCCCCATTGAAGTGGGTGATATCGTGGCCTTGCTTGTGGCTGATCATTCCCTGGACAATTGGCTTCAATCAAATGAAGGTGATGTGGTTGATCACCAGGATACCAGGGATCATGAATTGACAGATGCCATTGCCTTCCCTGGTTTCTATCCACACACCTTCCCTGATCCAGCCCAGCCTGTTCAAACTGATTTCGGATTGAATCGGCAAATAGGGGAAGCTCCCACTGATCTGGTTCGGATGGTGATTGAAGCTGATGGTAATGTAAAAATCAGCACCAGCCACACTGTGAACGTTTCAGGTGGTGTGGTGAATGTTGGTGCTGGTGAAGTCAATATAGGGGCTGGGAAGAACCCACTGGGCGGTGGTGGCGATATCAATGAAGTGGCTGAAGGTGACTTCACCCAAAGTGCTGAAGGCGACATGAGCATCACGGCTGAAGGCGATGTGCTGGTGAATGCTGATGGGCTGGTTAACCTGGGTGGTGATTCCGGAGAATCAGCCTTGAAAGGTGAAACAGTTTGTGGTTTTATGGATGAACACATTCATGTTTGTCCGATTCTGGGATTCAGTGGAATCCCTAAAGATTTGACGGTAACAGAACCAGGGCTGAAATCTGCAAAAGTTAAGGTGGATGGATAAATGGCTTTAGATAAGGCAACACTGGAAGCGGCAATCATCGATGCTTTAACACCTCCGGTGGGCGCTGCCCAAACAGTTGATCAGATTGCGGCAAAGCTTGCCACAGCAATTGATACCTATACCAAGGGGGCAACCCTAAATGGAACAGCTTCAGGTGTAACGGCGGGGGCTGCAACATCAGGGCCACTGGCAGGGGGGCTTTTATAATGGCTACCGATCTGATGCTTGATGAAGATGGTGATATTGCATTCGACGGGATGGAAGTTGAAGTGGGATCAGGAAAAGATGTTGTGGGGCAAAGGCTATACTTAAGGCTTTCAATCGTTCAGGGAGAATGGTTTGCTGATCTTCTTTTCGGTACACCTTATTATGAAAACATTCTGGGTGGAAAGTTCAACCCCACCATCCTGAATGCTGTGTTCCTGAATGTGATCCTTTCCACACCAGGGGTGAAGAAGCTTGCCGCTCCAATCCAATATGATCTAAATAGAAGAACCAGATACTTAAAAATGCAATTCACTGTGATCACAGTTTCAGGTGAATCTTTGCCCGTTACATATCCGCCGGCCGCTTAAGCTGGAAGAATAGAAGGGAAGAACAATGACTGTTTATGGAATCACAGCAGCTGGCTTTGTGATTAAAAGATTTGAAGTGATTCTTCAGGAACTGATCGATGCCTTGAAGGCAGCATCAGCCTGGGGGCCTGGGGTGAACGTGTTGCCCGATTCCCCACTGGGGCAATTGCTGAACATCTTTGGTGAAAGGGAAGCCCTTGTTTGGGAACTTGCCCAGGATGTGTATGATTCACAATATCCCGATTCAGCTTCTGGTGCTTCCCTGGATAATGTAAGTACGTTGATCGGTGTGGAAAGATTACCTTCCACCCAATCTATTGTAGTTTGCACTTTCACAGGCACTTCAGGGACTCTGATTCCAGCGGGTTCAATAGTATCAACAAACCCTGGTGGGAATCGTTTCTTCACATTGATTGATCTAACGATTCCCCCTGGGGGTTCAATAGATGGCACCCTTAATTCAGATGAATATGGCCCCATTGCAGCACCAGCCGGAACATTGAAAACTATCGTTACAAAAGTTTCAGGCTGGGTTTCAGTGATCAATGATGAAGATGCTGATCTGGGTGAAGCAATTGAATCTGATCCTGAACTAAGAATCAGAAGGTTGCAATCACTTCAGATCGGTGGGCGGTCCACTGTGGGTGGCATCTTTGCAAATCTTCTTCAAACAGTTGAAGATGTAACCGCCGTTCTGGTGGTTGAAAATGAAACTGATGCCATTGATGCTGATGGAAGGCCACCCCATTCAGTTGAATCCATTGTGAAGGGTGGAACTGATCAGGATATCTTGGATGCAATTTGGGATCTGAAACCAGCCGGGATTCAAACAGCGGCAACTTCCCCAGAATCGGTGGAAGGAACAGTGGTTGATTCTGAAGGATATGTTCACACCTTAAGATTTTCCAGGCCATCAGAAATTGATGTGTGGATGCATATTGAAATCGAAGTTGACACAAGCTTCTTCAATGTTGGTTCCAAACAGAAGAACACCATCACCGTTCTTTCGGCTGATGTTGGGAAAACATATACGGTGGGCATCAACGGAACTGATTTTTCATATGTTGCCATCGGTGGTGACGACGAAGCAAAGATTGCTGAAGAACTGGAAGATGTGATTGCAAATGGACTGTGGGTGCCTGTGGATTCAGATTACACAGCCCTTGATGAATTCTTCAGCCTGGAATCTAAATATGAAGGCAATGCTTTCACCCTGGAAGTATCAGATGAAGCTGATCTTGAGATTGCAGATGTAACACCGAACAGCGGTGATCAATCAGGGATTGAAGATGCTGTTCAGGCTTATGCTGAAGTCGAGCAAAACATTGGTGTAGATGTAATCAGATCGAAATACTTCACACCCATTAACAGTGCAAGCCAGCACATCCTTTCAATCAATGTCCGGATATCTGAAACAAGGTGGCCTGGTGGTGGCCCCACAGGTGGTGAAACAAACATTGAAATTCTGGCTTCTGAAATCGGTGATCTTGATACCACCAGAACCACAATCGAGGTGCTGCCATAATGATTTTCATCAAGGCACTTGACAAGGCGCTTGCATGGTGCTACGATTCAGCACAGAAGATGGAGCGCACATCATAACCGATGGAGGAATCATGGCTTTTCAAGTATACACTGGGCACTCAGAAGCATTACCGTCCGAAGTTCTTATAGGTACAACAGCACTTATTTATAAAAGTCAAATCAAGTGGAAAACCGCACGTTTTGGAAAAGCCTATATTGATGAGCACGGATACATGGTCTGTCCATTTTTCGTAGAGCTATCAGAAATCAAAAAGGAATACGCAAAAGAAGATGATATTGTGGTTTCTGATTTTAAGGAAATTTTATGAGTGACTTCCCAGCAAAGATTGACAATCATGTTGAACTGGCCCTTGCCCGAATGATTTCAGCCATGAAGGAAAAGCCCAGGTTTGAAGATTTGCTGGGAACCCTGGTGGTTCCTATCCAAGAACTGGAAGATGTGATGTTCCAGCTTCTTCAGGAAAGATCATTGACTGATGATTTCAATCCACCAGGGAGTGAAGCTGTCGGTGTTCAGCTGGACAACCTTGGCATTATCCTGGGCCTTAATCGGTATACTGATCAAACCGACGAATCATATCGACTGGATTTGAAATCATGGGTCAGATATCTTCTTTCCCAGGGTGAAGCTGAAGTGATGATCTTTGTTCTGAAATCCCTCACCGATTCAGATGATGTTCAGCTTCAGGAATACTTCCCTGGGCATGTGATTCTTTTGTTTAATGGAATTGTGTTGAATGGTGAAAACCTTTCATCTATTATGGATAAATGTGCTGGGGCTGGAATACGGGTTGATATCACCCATTATGGGGCAACTCCATTCAGATTTGATTCAGGCCCTGGGTATGATCAAGGTGAATATGGAATCACTCTTTCCCAGCAAGAATAAAGGAATAAGATATGGGCACCCCTTACAATCAAGATACGGGCATTCCAACCAAGTTTACCGAATGGGCTTCTGATGGATTGAACATCCTGGAACCAGCCGAATCAAAAAAAGATTTGGGCTGGGTTGTGGATGATGTTC